GGATTATCTCCGATTACGCACTACTCATACGGATCCCGTCACAATTGACAATGGAACTTGCTATGAGTCTTACCTTCGACCGACTTAACCTAGAAGGTGCTGTAGAGAGGGACTTGCCCTCGCTATCAGAACTAACTGGAAAGTCGACGTATCATGATTTTGCTGAGTCTGGTGAAGGAATTCCTTTACAAGACTTCAAGAAAATCGAGCAAAAATGGTTTATGAATGGATTCCGACCTTGTGACTCCTGTGTAGAGATTCTATACAGGAGGAAAAAGATCGTCGTGCCTCTCTGGAAGATTGAACTTCCTAAGGAAGTCGATAAGGCCCTTCACGGGTCCTCCCGCCGGAAAGCACGAATCCGAGGATTGAGTACTCGAAAGTACCCAGTCCAAGGAAAAACATTCATTAAAATAATCACAACCCTCCTCCAATCTATCTGGGATATATATCCCCTATGGATACATGAGGAATCTGGGAACCTGTGTTCTAAAGAGAGTAAGGGAGCTCTTCCTTTCTATTCGGCAGTCATTGACGGCCGATCCAAAGAGAAGAGCCACCCGCTCTACCGCATGTGGAGTCGCTTAGCGAAGACACTATGCTCTAAAGGACACAAGGCTGGAAAGGCCGAGCAGACGATGACTGCGTTCCACATTAACATGTTGGACTACAGTGATCTCTGCTACGGTTTATTCAGCTTTCCTAAATTTGGTGCGGCGATATTTCAGTTAGCTGTCATATCTCCTACATTTTTAGGAAAGGGCTATAAAGCGTGGATAACTAATAAGGAGCACGAGCTCTTTAACTACGTCGGTCCGAAGCAGCCAAAAGAGCCTGTGGAACCTGTCATACAAGATATCTTCGATTTCTTGATGACTCAAAAAGTTTTCACAGCTGTGAGGCCTCAAGCACGGACGAGCACAACAAAAGAAGCAACCATTAAATGGATAGCCTCTTTTGTTCCGTCCAGAAACCTCCCATGCCCCGACGCTCAAAGAACTGTAGATGTGTACGAGAATTATCTCGGACTTCTAACAACTAATGAGCATGTCGGAACCGTGGTCAATGCCGAACGAGTAGACGAATGGATCAACGGAAAAGTTGGTCAATCAGTCGAATCGTTCCTGTCAAAGATGATTGCCGGAGAGATCTTGAGCGATGTTGCCTACCGACCCGAAGGTCCGACTGCAGAATTACTGCAAGGCAAGTCGACTCCGATGATCCCTCTATCGTCATCGAGTACATACACAAAGTCTCGAAAGAAATTCGGACACTATGGCGAAAATGCCGACAGTGTCGTTAAATTTCTGAAGAAACCCATAGGGGAAATGTTTCCTTATGTGGCAGAAACAGAAGAAGGAGAATTCCTCTGCACCGACCACGGGTACCCATTGTGCCCCCTGTCTATGCAACACCTTCCGGTGTGGAAATCTGCTTTTCAAGAAAAAAACGAATTTAAAGACAGTGATGTACTATTCCAAGAAATGAAGAAGGAATTCAAGGGCAAACAGCCCGAGGGAAGACTCGGTCTCGATCAGAGATACGGGTCTTTCCTGTTCCTATATGCGACCTATCACGTCCGCCCATGGCTTGAAGCCATAGAGGTCTTAGACGAGAAAGGTCTTCTTCATAACTCAACAGAAAAAGAAATCCGTGACGCCTGCCTTAAGCTTGATCTTGTCTTGCCTAAGGAAAGGACCGTCCCGGTTCTGGAGCCTGGAATGAAGGTTCGTTGGGTGTCCTGCTCCGAGGCAGCGCTGGTATACTACCAGACCCCCCTCGCAGAGGACTTACGACAGGCGTACTCGCAAATACGAGGCGCCCGTGTCGGACTCACGTCCGACCACCATTTGTTCCGGTTGGAGCAGAGCTTTGCAGACCACACGCTAAACTCGATATTAAATTGGCGAGGTCAGTTTACTCCCAAAGACGCTTTCGAAATCTACGCAGAGATCGAAAGAGACGGCGGGAACGAATTTGACTTCGTTGTTGAAATAACGAGGCGTGTGGGTCATGCAGTAGCTTCTGCCTACAAGGTAGATATCGGCCCAGCCCTGGTCAGCCTATCTCCAAATGAGGATATAGGTGACGCACTTCTCTCCATCCTCAAACATGGGTATGAAGAGAGGCCAGGATCGATCAATATACCATATAATGACTTTGAGACATGGGAAGAATTCGTACAATACGTGCGAAAAGTACCCAGTCTTGCGAGTCAGATTGTGGTCTGTATAACTACAGATATGATCAAAGCGACCGATACTATCAGACATGACTTGGGAAGGCGGAATATGACCGAAGTTCTCACAGAACTTGGGCTATTCCGACCGTCCGGTCACGTGCCAGAGGATAAACCTCTGTTGCGTAAGGCACCCTCCCAAACGAAGTGAGATAACTCAACAACGC